TAAGAAGATTGCTATGGAAGAGTGATGTATCCGCGTAAGAGTGGATAGATAATAAGGAGGCTTCGGCCTCCTTTCTCATTGGAGCATCAAAATGGAAGACGGCACAATACAATACGAAGTATATCGTTATGGCAAGAAGTGTGGAGAGTTTAAAGTTCTATCGCTTGGTATAGAACAAATTCGCCGTACTTGTGAAGCGTGGGACCTTGAGATCTCAGCCTATCAAATACAGCGAATTAGCGACAAGCAAGTTGTCTGGGACGGAAGATCAATAGACTGATCTTGCAGAGAGATAACGATCGAGTGAAGAATCACTTGAACGCACAGGAGCTTCGATCTTAGCAACCTGAGTTTGTTTAGTGTTGTTATTGACAGATGGAGCAATTACAGTTGTGACACTTCCACCACCAGTTTGTTCTTTCATTGCACTTACTTTGCTTGAAGTATCTGTCACTGCTTGAGCAGATATTACTCCATTAGCAATAGGTGCAGCAATCGTAGGTGCTGGATTAGACGAGATCTGAGCAGTTGATGAACTCGATGTTGTATCACTTGAAGGTGCACCAGATGCGAAAGGTTTAAATGGACCTACAGCAACTTTCTTATTAATCACCGGAATGGTGAAACCAATTTCAGGAATAGTGAAGTCCTTGAGACCGTCGAAGATTCCAACGATACTTCCAAGAATTTTCTTAAATGTATCAATAGGATGGAAGATAGCATCGACAAAATCAGAGAACATCTTCTCTAGATTAAATGATTCAAGAGCTTGTTTAGCTTTATCGAATCCAAATACACCCATTACCCAAGCCGCAGCATCTTTGATCATGTCTACTGGACCAAAGATTAATGAGTTGAAGAATCCTTTGATAGCGCCGGAAATAGCTCCAACATAACCTTCTTTCTCAAATCCTTCCATAGCTCCTTTGACTGTATCCCATATCGTCATTACGACTGTGAATGGGAAGAAAAGTTTACCAAAGATTTTACCGCTATCACTAATGACACTCGTAAACTTACCGATGTACTTGCCAATGTCATCGAAAATAGAGAAGATAGACGTAATAGCTTTGTTGCCGGGACCAGCAAAGAAGTCTTTGAATGCAGACACCACTGACTTGATTGGTTCAAATACTTTATCAATCCAGATGAAGAGTTCACCTACAATCTTGCCAAGCTTAGAATCTTTGAACATCGAGAATGCCATTCGCACAGCATCAAACACGGGATCAAAGAACTTGACGAATGAAGAAAACTTTTCTGTCAATGAAGCTTTAATAAGATCAAATGTCATTGACAGACCTACGACAAACGATGTTACAGCTTTCTTCACAGAAGCTGGAGATAGAACGTTTGCAAAGTAACCAATAGCTTTTAATTGACCACGTAGAGCGCCAACTATTCCACCAAGTGCTACAGCGATTGCGGTTGCAAATCCACCAAGACCAATTCCAGATATAGGGTCTTTAACTTCTTTAGCGTCTCCACCTCCACCACGAGTATTCTTTTCGATGTTGGTAAGAAGACTAATCATCTTGTCTTCAGTAGCTTGAGCTTCGTTCTTATCTTCTTTAGATTTTACTACAGCAGCAGTAGAAGAGTTAGAGTTATTAACTACAGTAGAAGAACTGATTGCAGGAGATCCTTGCTTAAGGCTTGATGCAATAGCCTTAAGGCTCTTATTCATTTCAGATAATTGATGAATCTCAATCTCACCCACAATGATCTGTTCTACAAACTGATCACTCAAAATGTGTTTAATCGCAACAGAGTTCTCGATAGACAAACGTTGTAAGTCAATGAGAGCTTTAAATGACTCTGCATTCATTGCTGCGATGTTCGCAGATTGAGTTGTTCTTTTAGGCATGGTTATCTACTCTTGTTAGATTCTAATCGTTGTTTCTCTTCTTCTAAATACTGCACGAGGAGAGAGACATAAATCTCTCGTTCAAAGGGTATCATGTTCTCAATTTCACCCAGACCATACTTATGATATTGCATAAGTGCAAAATTCATTTTATAGAAGTTTTGCAGGTTTTCATGATATAAGCAAATTAGAAAAAAGAGTCAAGTCCTCGAATTGTTTTGTCGTGGTCAGCACCACAGACTGGGCATTTATACTTTACTTGTTGTTCAAGCTTTGGCATAGACTCAAAGAATTGCTGTAGCTTAACGAACTGTTCTTGTGTCAAATTATTGACGAACTCACGAACATCTTCTGTGCTTTGGTCTTTAGTAGCAAACATTTCTTGTGAATTATACACATGTTCGATACAAGAACAAATGATATCAAACACCGCATCAACGTCAGTGTTGCTAATAGACTCAATCTTCTTAAGAATGTCAAGTGATGGATAGCGCATAATAACACCAACATCATTGAATAGAGGAATAGTCTTATTGTGATTTGCTGGGATGTTAACCTGCAATTTTGTAAGATCAATGTTATACATCACTGATGCTTTTTCATCAGTGCAAGTATCGCACTTTAAAATAAGATCTACGCTTTCACCAACTGACTTAGCACGTAATTGTGTGAAGATATATTCAATATCAAAGATGGCAAGATCTTCAACTTTAATGTCAGGCATACATGCTTGAATTACTGACTTTAGTGTGGTGACCATTACATCAGGATCATCACTCTGTTGAGCAATCATCAAAGCTTTTTCTTCTTTGACCAAGAATGGTCGGAATGAAAGTGACTTCTTTGTTGAAGGTACTGTAAGCTTATACAGTGGGGTTGTTGCTATTGGTAAAGCCATTATTTTCCTTTTCTCAAATCATTTAGCATTTTGCTAAGTTCGTTAGTACTTCCAACGAAGATAGCGTTATTTGTAACGTTCTTTGCATCTTCACGTGTAGGAGCTTCAATTGAACTTTTCTTCTTATGAAGATCAAGCAATTGAGCGTTAACATCGGATAAGTGTTTTACCAATCCACCTACAACTTCAAATGCGCGTGGATGTTCACTTTGTTTAGCTACTTCCAGTGCGTGGAACAATGCATCTTGTCCCTGTGTTAATAACGAATGAAGATTACTACGTGTTGTTTCAAAATCATTCTCTAGCGCATGGTTAACTTGATTAGCTTCTGCGATTGCAGGAAGAACTTCCTGAGTTGCCATTGGAGCTACATCAAACACCTGACTCAATTTATCATCTATACTCATTATGTCGTCCTATTAATACCAATCTGAAGTATAACCACTTCCTGTTTCAAAGCCTTGTCTTTCAATCTTAGCAGTAGCTTCTGCAACTGCCATCTGATCATTTAAATTTTCTTGATACTGCTGAAAATTGTTGTAATACAAATCTGGGATTGCTGCCGCTGCAGTACTTACACCATTTCGAATATAACTTCCAATTTGACGTGATATTTTGTATGGATCTGGGAAGTCGAATCCAAATACATTCTTATCATCTTGATTAGCTCTAGCGCCCACAAGTTGGTTGTTGATATGATACTTATAATTAAATGTGACCTGCAACTTTACTACGTCTTTAGAGTTATGATCAAGTTGAACTGCAGCAATACTTTTTGGATATGCTTCTCTTAGCACTGCAATGTAAGTATCATTATCTTTAGTGTCTTGAACCATGATAACAATATCACGAACGTAATTATCATAGAATCCGACAAGGCGTGTGTATGGATTAATGACTTGATCAGTCCATTGATCAAAATAGTTCTTTACTGCAAAGTCTTTGTCAACTAAGAATGTGAGAGTGATAGATTCATAGTTTCTATCATATACTACTTCACGTTGTTCACCGTATGTTCTCACTGGTTGAGAAGCAAAAGCAATTCCTGGAAGAGTAGCTTGTTCGCAGAATAGTTCTACGAGGCGACCTGATTGATCTCCTGCTGGACTCGAAATTGATACAGTAAATCTATTTTGACGAGCTAAGCTATTACGCTTAATGCTACTAATGAAGTCGTTTAAACTTGATGCTGACATTACATTCCTCCGGTGTCTTTCCACACTTGCGTGCTTGAAGCTTTTCTAAAGCTTTCCACTGGCATCATCAATGCTGTGGTCCAATCAGGCGGTGATACTAATTTTAATGGTGTGACTAGATGATCACTGAGATAACTCTTTACACAGGGTTCTGCAAGTCTATGTTTTGACAATCCTTTTAGGAGAGTCCAAGATAATTTAAGACGAGTGTTTTCGTCTAGTCCTTTGGTGTTCTTTAACTTGAGCATATTGTCAAGCAAGACGATTCTGAAACGGTATGATAAATAATGCATGTTGAGACCCATGAATCCATTCTCAGTCTTTGCGAATGGGAACACTAATGGGAATGCATCATAATATGGTAACTTGTCTTTAGTCTTAGGATCGTAGAAGAACATATACATGTTACCTACTTTAACATTGCCAACACGCTCGCCAGAATTCTGATACATACGCGTAGGCTTAATTCCTTCTTTCTTTAGAAGAAGAGCCTGTTGCCTAAACCAATTTCTTGAATTGGCGACAATCGATGGATCATATTTGTGTTTTTCAAACACATCTAACATGCTTGTCATTTAATTCCTAAGTGATGTTCTGTCAATATCTTAAATTCCCAGCCTCGATCCTTTGCATACGATCCGGCTGCTCTCCATTTTGCTTCATTGACACCCCAAGTCATTACTTCTTGTAAGAACTTTTTAGTCTTTCGACTAGGTGCTACAGGCGGACGAGTTTGATAATCAGGTTTGATCTCAATCAAGTAAGTCTTAGTCTTACCATCAGCAGTTCTCACCTGTATCTTAAAGTCAATAAAATATCGATGTGCTCGATTATCTACTGGAGATACATACGGTACAATAGTCTCTTCTGAGCTCCATGTAAGTATTGAGGGATTCTTATCACACCAGATTGCGAACTTGGTTTCCCAGCTTGATCGCATGATGATGTTTGTATGATCGCCAATATACTTATGTGGATTGACCGGTTTGTACTTTCGCTTGTGAAACATTGATAAATAATTGATAGCACACTATTAACTATTTATAGGAACTTTCATGGCACTCTCAGCTGTTCCATCAAGCAAATACCAACCAAAGGCTTTCAATCGACAAAACAAATACGTTGTCGATGGATATCAGTATCCGTCAGATTTGATGGGTCTGACAAGCGAAGGAGGAGCTGGTCCTGCACAATGGTCGTACGGCTCGAATTATGTCGTATTCTATATTAATGTCAATAACGAATCTCGTATGCTTGAGAACAACGAAGACATCGTTGTTGGAATCGATGCATCAGAACGTGTTAAAAAGCAACTTGCTGGTAAGGAATATACTCAAGTTGAAGCCGGTGCTGCTAACACAGCCGAAGCAGCAGTTGTTGCTGGTGCATTTAGTGGAGGAAGTGCTAAAGGTGTTGCATTAGGTGCTTCAGCAGCTCTTTTAGGATCTGCTGCAATCTCGGCAAACACTAAAGGTTCTACTTTCTCTCGTCCTCAGAAAAGATTGAAGACGGCAATTGCACTTCACGTTCCTAATCAACTCTCTGTTCGATATGGTGCAGGTTGGTCAGAAGAAGAAACGATGGGATTGCAAGCTATCATCCAAGGTGGCGAAGCTGCAGGACGAGCAATGATTGAAGCTGGTAAAGCTCTTACTAGTAAAGGTGCTGCTTCTGATCAAGCTACAGCAAATGCTAAAGGTGAAGTTAAATCTATTTCATCAATCATCGCAAACGTTGCATTATCAAAAGGTCCTAATGCAGGTGCTATGTCTGCAATGTCAGGCTTAGCTCCTAACCCAATGAAAGAGCAAGTCTTCAAAGGCGTTGACTTTAGAACATTCACGATGGAGTATCAATTTGCTCCACGTAACATTGCCGAATCTAACAATGTGAATAACATTATTACAGCATTCAAATATCACATGCATCCAGAATACAAAGATGCAAACAACTTCTTGTTCTTATATCCTTCAGAGTTTGACATTGAATATTATCACGCTGGACAAGAAAACTTGAACATCCATCGTCACACTTCATGTGTGCTCACCGAGATGAACATCAATTACACGCCAAATGGTAACTTCTCTACTTTCATTGAAGGTAGACCATCACAGATTAACGTATCTTTAACATTCAAAGAACTTACTGTCCTTACCAAAGAGCTTATTGCACAGGGTCTATAATGTATTTCGCAAACTTTCCAAAAATCGTATACGACTTTGACTTATCGGGGAAAACCGATTATAAGATCGTAACGGACATTACTCGAAACGTAAGATTCCGCAAGCAAATTCTTGAGAACATTACGCTATATGATTACTATGACATGGCCGAAGGTGAAACTCCTGAAATTGTGTCTGAACGAATTTATGGTACACCATATTATCACTGGGTTATTATGTTGGTCAATCAACGTTATGATTATGTGAACGACTTTCCTCTTTCACAATTAGAACTTGATGCACTTATTGATAGTCGATATGGCAATAAGAAGTATCATGTACATGATTACAAAGTTGATGGCTTTATCAAAGAAGGTATTAACATCATCAAGCTACGTGATTCGAATCTTGATGGCGGTGGCATTGGTGAAATGGCTGTAGGTAAAGTTTTAGTAAGTCAGACAAATGGCTATGAAGCTCGTATTGATGATATCTTAGTCGAATCAGATAACAAGACTGTCACTATTGAAGTGTCATTAAGAACTGGCAAGTTTGCACCAGAAGAATTAGTTGCAATTCGTGGTGAGAATACATATGCTGAAGTAGTCGAATGTATAGTGCCAGGTGAATATACGACCACTAGCAACTATGATTATGAGTTTGCACTGAATGAATCTAAACGTAGAATTAAGATTGTAGATCCTGCACTCGTTGAACAAATTGTTAAAGAATTTAAAGACATCCTATGAGCCAAACAGCTACAGAAAGTATCCGTTTTGCAGGTGACGTAAATATTCGTCGCCTTGAAGTGGTGTCGTCTGCAAACTTTAAAATTGACATGACTAATCAGTTGATTGGCATGGAAATTTATGAAGATCTATTTTCGCCATTTATAACTATGGCGATTACTATTCGTGAATCACAAGACTTTATTAACGCACTACCTTTACGTGGCGAAGAAATTATTAATCTTGAAGTTGCTACACCTACATTCAGTAAAGATGATCAGTTCTTCAAAGGTAAGTATTATCTTTACAAAGTTTCTGATCGTCAATTGATCACAGAACGTAATGCAGTATACACTATGTATTGTATTTCATACGAAGCATTAGTAGATTTAAACACTAAACAATCTAAAGCTTATCGCGGCAATATTGCTGAAACTGTAAAGTCATTGCTTCAATCAGATGGACTTAATACCACAAAGCCAGTCAATATTCAAGCGACTAAAAACGCTACAAAGCACGTATCGAATTTTTGGTCTCCAGTTAAGAACATCAACTTCCTTGCAACTGGTGCGCTAAGTACAGCAGGCGATGCATCCTATTTATTTTTCGAGAGTCGTAAAGGATTTAACTTTGTAACTCTTGATTCTTTGTATGATCAAGAGACTTTCCAAAAATTTATCAAAGATAGTTACACTCGTGATACTGAAGGAACAACTTCATATCGTAATTTGAATAAAGACTACCAGAGAATTCTTGACTTCAAAGTAAAGGTGTCTTTTGATGCTTTGAAGTTTACAAACACCGGTGCTTATGCATCAAGAGTTTATGCGTATGACATGGTCAAGAAGAAATACTTCGCAAAAGACTATGACGCACTGTCTACGTTTCCGAATAACACTCATCTGAATAAGAATCCACTCTACACTACGATGAAACCAGTGTCTCCAGTCAACGTGCTCTTTAATGAAGTACGTCATTACGGAAGTCATGATGGATTTTCTGATACTAGCAACGTTGGATTCCAACAGCAACGTACTTCTAAGCTTGGTCTTATTAGATCATGTGTTGTTGAGATTAATGTATTTGGAAGAACTGATTACACTGTTGGTCAGAAAGTTTATGTAGAAGTACCTAAGCCAACAGTCATAACTGAAAAAGATCAAGCAAGCACTGATAAAACTTCAGGCTTTATTGACGTAGCATATTCAGGTAACTATATTGTGACAGCAATTAATCACGTCATCAATCGTGATAGTCATACATGTATCCTTGAATTGTCTAAAGAATCTATGATGGAATAATATGTTATACACCGGCGTAATAGAAGATCGTTATGACCCACTTAAGTTGGGTCGCTGCAGAGTTCGTATTGTAGGTCTACATACACACGATGTAAGTAAACTTCCTACAGCGGACTTGCCTTGGGCTGTTCCAATGCAACCTATCACTTCCGCTGCAATTAGTGGAATTGGTCAAACTCCTCTTGGCTTAGTTGAAGGATCATGGGTTGTAGTTGCATTCCAAGATGCTAATAATCAATATCCTATTATCATTGGATCTATTGGTGGAATTCCTCAGAATGATAGCAATGATGTTTCAGTTGATGATTCTACTCTAAAAATTAAGATTGACGGTGAACTTAAAGAAACTAATTCACAATCAAACGTATTGCTTGATGGAAGTGGTAACGCCGTCACTGATGGAAGTGGCGCGCCTGTAACAGTAGCGACAGCACCAGTTGCATTAGAAAATACTAATAAGCTTAAGCGTGCGCCTGAATTTACTGCAAGCACAGCAGCTGTAGAACTTATTAAACGATTTGAAGGTCTACGTTTAACTGCATATCAAGACTCTGTAGGTGTATGGACAATTGGTTATGGTACTACACGAATTAATGATGCTGCAGTTTCTGCAGGTCTTACAATCACAAAAGCTCAAGCTGAAGCCTATTTATTAAGTGACCTAAACACAAAGTTTGTTCCAGTCGTTCAACGACAAGTACGTGCATTGATTACTCAATCAATGTTTGATGCATTATGCTGTTTCGTTTACAACGTGGGTCAAGGTAATCTTGCTAAGTCCACGTTGCTTAAAGATCTAAATGCTAGTAAGTATTTGGATGCTGCTACAGGATTTATGCAATGGACTAAAGCTGGAGGCGTTGAACTCGCTGGTTTGATCAAACGTAGAACTGCCGAGAAAGATTTGTTCTTGGCTGATGGAGTACCAAACACTGCAGGCGAATTGCCTGAATCAACTCCAGTTTCAAATGTACCAAGTTCTAATTCGTCTGACACCGCAACGCAATCTTCAGCAAGTACTCAAGGTTTTGTTGATCCAAGCGGTAAGTATCCATTGTACTTTAATGAACCTGATACAAACAGACTTGCTCGTCATGAAGAAATCAATAAGACAATCGTCTACAAGAAAGAAGCTGCGATTCTTCAAGGTGTAGAATCTGCTGATGGGACTACATGGGATCAATCGCCTATTCCTTATAACGCTCAGTATCCTTTCAATCACGTAATGCAAACTGAGTCTGGCCACGTACTAGAATTTGACGATACTCCAAACTCAGAGCGTGTTCATATCTATCATAAGTCTGGTACATTCACCGAGATTGATGCTAATGGAACTCAAGTAAATCGTATCATTGGTGATAACTACGAGATTCTTGAACGTAATGGTTATGTGCAAGTTAATGGATCTGTAAACATTACAATCGATGGTGCGCAGAATGTTATCGTAAAGAATGGCATGAACTTAAATGTTAATGGTGTTGCAAACATCAACATTGGAAGTGATGCTAATCTAAACGTAAGCGGTTCACTGAACATTGCTGTTGGAGAATCTTTCAATCTTAAAGCAACCGAGATTGTAATGGAAGCTGATAATATTGACATTGGTGCTGCAGATGCTCTTACAGTTTCAGGTGGAGGAGATATTAACATCAACGCTGGTGGAACTCTATACGCTGATGGTTCTGCACTTGAAATTGCTAACGGTGCAAGTGATGCGGTAGCAACAGGACTTGCATCTCCTGGAGATAAGCAAACTCCTGAAATGCCAGAGTTTGGACACCTAAACGTTATCACGCGAGGTGCATCAGCTGCAGGACAATACGAAACGCCTGACGAAGGTGATCCTACAGCGTATCAACAGAATCAGATTATGACTGGTGCAATCAAACTGGAAGATCTAAACAGTGGTGATAAATCAGGTGCAGTTTCTGCTCCTCCAAGTCAAGTTGCTGCATTGCCAGCAAGTTGTGATGCTATTAAGATGAAGGATTCATTTGATCCTACATTCATGTTGTCAAAGAACTTCACTCTTTCAGCATTGACTAAGAATGGCAGTCGTCCAGTTGTTGCTCAACAAGGTTTGAGTGTACAGGAGATTGTATGTAACCTCAAAGGTTTGTCAGAGAATTGCTTAGAAGTTATTCGAGGTATGTATCCTAACATGATGATTACATCTGGCTTCCGTCGTCCAGGTGACGTGGCTGCATCTTCAAAGACATCAGATCACTATCTTGGCTGCGCATGTGATATTGTGATTCCTAACTTAGATCGTAAGGGTCACTATGAGGCTATTCAGAAGATTCAACAAATGATTCCTTATGATCAATTGCTTCTAGAATATCAAGGTCCTTCAACTGTATGGATTCACGTATCATTTAAGTACTCTAACTCTAAAAAGCAATTGTTCACTATGAGAGATCATAAGCGTATTAGCGACTTTGGCCAACTTGTTTTGGTGGCGTAATGTCAGCTATAGCATTAGAAGATTCTTTGTCGAAAGGTCATGACGATGAGACATGGCCTAAGACTTTGCCGACGTCAGGTCTTTCAGAGAAGACTAGAGTGAATGGTAAGTATGTAGTTCTAAGTGGCTCAACAAAGTATGCTGCTCATAATAAAGGCAATAGTGTGCATACAACTGATATGCGCAAGGTGAATAGTGGCTCAAGCAAAGCAAAAATAGAAGGACATCCTATTGCTAGAATTAATGATACGCTTGCCGATGGCGACATTATAAATCAAGGATATTCTAAAGTTAACGTAGGTTAAGATAAATATAGAAATATGGCTAACAACACTCGCACCTTCTCAGATATTGACATGGCGTTCCTTCCGAACCCTGTGTCAAAAGACGTTTCTCGCAAGTATAATGAGAATGCTATTAAGCAATCTATTAAAAACATTATCATGACGAAGAACTTCGAACGCCCATTCCATAGTGATGTGGGTTCACAGATCTCCTCGTTGATGTTTGAGCCAATTACTCCAATGTTAACAGCGTTAGTCAAGAAGACTATCGAAAACACAATTAGATCGTATGAGCCAAGAGTAAATCTTCTTAGCGTATCGGTGCTTTTAAGTCCCGACAATAATGGTGTATATGTCACCATTGTATTTGCGATCGTAAACACTAGCACTCCAATAAGTGTAGATCTATTTCTAGAAAGAACTCGTTAATGGCTACGAATAACAAAATTAATGTTTCGGATCTTGACTTCGATCTTATTAAGTCAAGTCTAAAAGAATTCCTTAAAGGACAAGACCAGTTTACTGACTATGACTTCGAAGGTTCTGGTCTTAACGTTCTTCTTGACGTGTTGGCTTACAATACTCACTATAATGCTATGTATACAAACATGGCGGTCAATGAAATGTTTCTTGACTCAGCGAGTAAGCGTGACAGTGTAGTTTCCATTGCTAACAATTATGGTTACCTTCCAACATCTCGTACGTCTGCACGTGCTAAGATCACAATGACAATTCCATTTGGAAGTAACACAACTTCAACATTATCTCTTCCAAAGAATAGTCCATTCACGTCAACTGTTGCTGGAGTTAACTACACATTCTATACACTCTCTGAGAACGTGGGTCAACGTAATGAATCTACATCATTATATGAGTTTCCTTCAATCGATTTAGTTGAAGGTAAACCTATCATTGAGCGTTTTAACGTAATTGATAATACAAAGATTATTCTTCAGAATGCTAACATTGACACTTCAACTATTCGTGTTAGTGTACAAGATCCAGCGTCTTTGAATACGGCTGTCTACAAATACTCAGAAAAGGTACTAACATTAAGTGCTTTAAGTGAAGTGTTCTTCGTTCGTGAAGTTGAAGGTGGAATGTATGAAGTTTACTTTGGTAAGGACAACCTAGGTAAAGAACCTTCTATTGGATCTGTTGTAACAATTGAGTACATCATCTCAAATGGTGCTACTTCAAACGGCATTAAGCTATTCACATATAATGGAAATAACATTGGTGGAGTTCCTACTATCACAGTAACACAAGTTGCATCTGGTGGGCGTGACGCAGAAACCGTTGATGAAATTAAATACAACGTTTCGCACAAGTATAAAGTTCAAGATCGCGCTGTAACTGCAACTGATTACGCCGACATCATTAAGACCAACTATCCAGATATTGATGCAATCAATTGCTGGGGTGGTGAAACTATGTCTCCTCCAATTTATGGAAAAGTCTACATTTGTATTAAACCAAAGTCAAGTTTATTGTTGACTTTGAGCGAAAAAAATTATATTACTGAATCTATCATCAAGCCAAAAGCTATGCTTGGTGTGTTTCCAACTATGATTGATCCAGTGTACAATACTATTGAGCTTGAAACAACTGTGTATTACAATCCTAACTTAACTAATAAGTCTAGTTCACAAATTGAGCAAGCGGTACGTCAATCAATTATTGACTATAATGAAGTAAACCTTCAGAAATTTGATGGTGTTCTAAGATATTCACGCTTGATTCGTGCAATTGACGATGCTGATACAGCGATCATAAATAACATTACAACAATAAAACTTCGAAGAATCGTTGATGTTATCTTCAACCTCTCAACAAGTTATGTCATTCAACTCAACAACCCAGTGTATCAATCTGGTGTTGCTGAAGAAGCTGTTATGACAAATGGATTCTATGTAGGTAATCAAGAAACTGTTTACTACATTGACGATGATGGTCAGAGCAATTTAAGATTGTTCTATTACAATCCACTTGACTACACTAAAGTTTTTGCGAATGCTAAGATTGGAACTGTTAATTACGAAACAGGTGAATTGAAAGTCAACTCACTGTTTGTATCAGGTTTATTAGAATCCAATTTAGAGTTTATCATTAAACCGCAATCTGATGACGTAGCATCTAAGCACAATCAGATTGTTGACATCCATGCTCCACATTTGAAAATTAACGTTATTCAAGAGACTGGTTCCGGAACACATAAGTTTGCATCTAGTAGAACATAATGAATAAGACACCTATAGCTATTGCGTTAGAAAGACAAATCCCCGAATATGTAAGGGGAGAATACGAGCTATTCGTAAACTTCATTAAAGCATACTATGAATTCCTTGATCAAACACAGCAACGTAATCTAGAAGATATTCGTTCTATTGACAACACTCTTGATGAGTTTGTTATTCGCTTTAAGAAAGAGTTATCAGCTCTATTCCCTACGAATTCTCTTGCTAATGAACGTTTCGTTCTTCAACGTATTCGTGAATTCTATCAAGCTCGTGGCTCTAAAGAGTCCTATCAGTTTCTATTCAGAATTCTTTTCAATAAAGAAGCAGATGTATTCTATCCTTCAACTCAGATCTTACGTGCATCTGATGGTAAGTGGGTACAAGAAAAATCTGTGTTTGTAAAGATTACTTCAGGTGATTTGTTTAAACTCACTGGCAAGATCATTACGATCAATACTGTTCTTAAGAGCATTTATGTATTCTCACCACGTGTAGTTTATTATCGTGATGACATTTATGAAGTGTTTATTGATAGAGCTTATGTACAAGACATCTCAATTGGAGATACTGTATCTTCTGAAGATGGTTTAGACGTCGGATCTATCATCCCTTGTCCTAACAAGTATACGATCGTTAATGAAGGTAAAGGCTTTGAAGTTGGTGCACTTTATTATCTTAAGACAGAAGAAGGCGATGGATCGCTTGTAAAGATCACGAAGATTGGCACTGGTGGAGCTATTAAGAAAGTTCAGATCATTAGCTTTGGTCTTGACTACAACTCTACATTTTACGCAAAGTTAAGTAACAAAGTTGCTGTAGCAGTTCCATATCGTCATCCAATTCCAGGTCCTTTCCCAGACGGAACGACTGGCTATATTGATTATGGTTATATCAACAAACAGGATTACTTCTACTACGATAAGTTTTATCCAAACACCATTGCTGCTAACGAAAACGTATTCTATGCCGATGGTACATATGTAGGTGAAATCATTGGATCATTCTATACGAATGCATCTAATACAAACGTTGTTGATGCTGACACTGCTGAAATTAAAGTAGAACTTGGTCCAGTTGCAATTTATCCTGGATACTATTCTGCAAGTGATGGATTCATTTCCGACGAATCGTACATTCAAGATGGTAGATACTACCAATTGTTCTCCTATGTTGTTAGAGTTGAACAGCAGATTGAATCATATGTAGACATCGTAAAAGATCTTCTACATCCTGCAGGTATGGAGCTATACGCTGAATACACGATTAAGAATCAGTATTTAGTTTCCGCTGCTCCATTGCTTGCATTCATCCGTCGTCAATTCTTGGAACAACAGTTTGTTACAGACGATGAAGCAACTAATGAGTTTTCAAAACCGCATGATGACTTTGTTGCTACACCAATTGAAAACGTAATTAAGGATGTAGTACAACCTAAAGCTGATGTTGTTGATCAGCCTGACTTTAGATACAATGACGTTACGAAAATTGTGTCTATTCTTGATTCTATTGTTCAAGGTGTGACAGCACATGTAAATGATGTTGAAGCATTTAAAGAAGACGAAGTTACAGAGTCAGATAATTATACTGATAACTTTGCACGTGGCACAGTACTTGACACTATCACAAGTGTTGAAGGCCCACGAGTATTTGAATTCGCTGGTTCAACATGGGCTGACACTCTCGTCACATTAGATGAGATGTTACCGTTGAGATTCCCAGCATACGAAGATATTATCCAAATGAGTCCGTACTTTTCTAACGGCATTCAATATGGTGAAGCAGATGTATTTGATCGACTAGTTACATACTATCGATTGCCTACAGACGCTGTTATCCCTGTTGAATCTGGAAGAGATTGGAGCATTAATGGCGGAACATTTAATCAGACAGCAACTCCAGCAGACAGCGTTCCTGTCCGAGGAGGAGATAATCTGAAGCAGGATTCAATAAATAAT